TTCTTTGTACACCGGCAGTCCCGGATCGTCTGGGTTTAGTGTTGCCATCAGATAATCACATCGCATGGATGCTTCTCTGACAAAATCTATGTCTGCGGTATTTACTTCATCTATGTACAGACAGCCATATTGTCCTCCCAGGGCCTTCTTCCACTTTTTCTTATTACCGTAGCCCAGCACATAAATGACTTTATCTCCCCTGCCAGTATGCAGAATCAGATGTGGAATCTTATCGTCTTTGGTTCCACTGCCGTTATATTCCACCAGAATGCCAAAATCATCCAGTATACCAAGGTCTTTGTTGATGATGTTCTTCTCAGCAGTTCCGGTGTCATCCGCAGCAATGATGTGAAGCTTCTTGGGGCTTTCTGCTACCTTAAGCATAAACTTGAAGATTCCTACCGTCGTTTTACCTGCCGCCGTGGTTCCTTCCAGAAATTCCACCGGAGCATCGCATTTCAGGAATGCTTTGTATTTCTCTGACAGCAGGAGTTTACTTGCGCTCATTACCCATCACCACGCATCTGTCTGATCAGGTCATCCAGTTTACTCTGTTCGGACTTGAGTTCTCCGGAGATCTGGACATCCTGTTTATCTCTCCATTTATCCGGTTTTCGGTTCTTCAACCAGAATATCTGGGCTGTGGTATCCGGCTCTACTTCTTTTACTTTTCGTTCCACAAGCATTTCTTTTGTTTTGGGAAACTTCTCTCTTACAAGCATCAGCTCATCATCTGTTGCCTCCGGATGCTCCAGTTTGTAGCGATTCATATATTCAAATAGCTTTTGACTATATTCTTCCTGCTCCATCGGAACGCTTACATATTTGTCTTCTGTATACCGATATCCCAGTGCCCTTTTCAAGAGCGCATTTTCTACTTGCAGGTCCACAACTTCCTTTCCCCTTTTTAGGGTGTCCGAAATGTCCGGATACAATTTTTTCCATTCATTTAATGTAGACCTGGAGATTCCCATATTACCAGCGATCTGCTCTTCTGTTAGTCCATCCCTTGTCCATCCTTCCAGCTTTAGTAAGCCTTCCGGTGTCAGCCAATATTTATATTTGCCTTTTGCCATCTGCTCACCATCTCTCTAAAGTTGCACCGGTGCAACTCCACGAAAAAAGGCAACGCAGCTATCTGCATTGCCCTGTCACTAATTTATCACGATACTATATTATCACATTTGACATGCGAAATCATGCCATCTTTTACTTTAACTCCCCAATATACCTTCCAATCTGTTCTATAGTCTTAAAAACTATCCTCTTCATTTGTCTCTCACTGTACGAGGCACCACCGATTTTTAGGTAGGGAATCGGTGCTCTGAGACCTTTACTCCAGTACCTGATTCTTATTACCTTCTGTTCTTCTGGTCGAAGAGAATTATATACAAATTCCACTGCCTCAATCTCTTTCTTGATCCGTTCATGGTATACGGATGTCATCTTCAGGGCTTTTGCCTCTGTGACAGACTGTGCCTTATCTCTTTCCTTGGCAGGATCCGATGGACGACTGCTGCCTCCCGCCGATGATGCCATAATGTCCGATATGTACTCCTCATATTCTTTCTTGCGTTGGGGATACCGTAATAATATAGTTTCGATAATCCTCCAGCTTGCTCTGTTAATTCTCTGCATCGATGCTTTCTCCTTTCTTCTGCGCCGGAGTTGCACCGGTGCAATTATGCCACTTTGTTGTATTTGTTCTGCATTTCCTCAATGTCATCCACCAGATAATATTTTACAGTGATCTCTGGGTTGGAATGTCCGAGGAGTCTGCTTACTAACATTACGTCACCTGTTTTGCGATACAGGACGGATGCGAAAGTCTTCCGGTAAATGTGGACCGTTGCGGTCAACCGTGTCACCCCACCGCAGACTGCCATCTCCTTGGCCAGCTTCTCTATGCCGTACTCTCTCATCCGATTATGCGGCGCCCTGTCAGCTAGGAACACTGGATCTGTTCCCGGACGGTTGCCGATGTAATTTTTCAATGCTTTGACTGCTTTGGGGGTCAGCATGCCGGTGCGGTACTTATTGCTCTTCTCGCCCCATATAGTAACCGTTTTATGAATCAGATCCAGATCGGAGATATTAAGGTGTGCTATCTCCCCTACTCTCATCCCCGTACATAACATCAGTTCAAACAGAGCCTTTTCTTTCGGAGCTGCCAATACATCCCTGATGTCTTCTATCTCTTCATCTGTCAGTCTCTTTTTCTGTGCCTGAATCTGCTTGACTTTGTCCACGCCATCTGCGACATTTTTGGTTATATGCTCTTTACGATACGCCCAGGAAAAAAACGTGGATAAATAACGGTATATTGTGGATTTATAATTTTGGCTGATGTGATCTCTGTAAGCCTTTATTGCCAAAAAATCCGTAATATCCTGCGCTGTGACATATTTATAATTTTTCCCGGCATAGTCAAAAAATTCCTTGATGCGCCCGATATATCCTCTGATGGTGGACTCGCTGAGCCCTGCTGCCACGCTGTCAATCCAGTATCGTTTCATCAGCCATTCATTATCATGCTCTTCCACCATTGGTAGTTGCCTGGCTGCCGAAATGTCATAGTCCTGCATTTTTACTAAAAACACGATCTTTACTTTGTCAATCTGTTCCGGTGTCAGAATATCATTCATTTCGAAAGCAATGTCATTAATCAGGTCTGTCTTTGTCATAGGCTGTACCTCATTTTCTCATTGCCTACCAGCAGATCCTATGGTATGATACTGGTAAGCAGGTAAGCGGTAGATGTTATCTTTGGTCGGATGAATCTACCGCTGTTTTATTGTCATCGATTGCAGGTTCTCTGCACTTGTCTTTTTATTATGCTTTTTCTATCACTCCTTCGCTAAATTTCAGTTTTGATGTGTAACGTTACACATAATTACACAAATAATCAACCAAACAATTTCCGAAATGCGCAATCAGAAGAACTTATAACCCTGTCCCAGTCAAGTTCACATTTGCAGTAAGGACAGCAGGCATATTCCCGGGCAACTCCCATGCCGCATTCTGCACAACGGAAATCTTCGTCTACTCTGTTTCCTACGCTGTCATACGTTCTTGCCACGCTCTCCGGTACTGATACCTTAACAAGTCGTATTCTTCTCATATTCCACCTCCGATAAATAATTGTCCAATGCCTTCTGGATCGCCCAGGAGATAGGTCTGTCCTCCCGGTGACAGTAAGCTACCAGTTTCTCATACTGCTCCGGGTCCATGCTGATATTCTCCCGGATGTTCTTCCGGATGTTCTTCTTACATTTTTTCTTCGGTCTCGCCATACATATCTCCTTTTTGTCACACGATTTTTCCGATATTTCAGTTAACTTAACCAGCATATCAGCCTTAATCAAATCATATATAATATCCAGTGCATCTCTATGATCTCTGTATTTGCAATTTGGATTTTCATGTATTCGTGGATCATCGTCTTTCCAATCATTAACACAAAAAAGACGATTACTTACGAAAAGCATTTTGCACCCTCTGGCAACGCACAAATAATAACAATCGCTTTCTCTTGCTATTCCTTTACAACGCTTAAATCCGTACTTTTCAAATTCTTTTGCTTCACAATTTGGTTTTAACATTTCATACCTCCACTAAATCCTAATATTTCAGTTTAACCGATTTGCAATTTTTCTTATGCTCTCGAGAACATGATCACATTCATACCATACAATCCAACTACAGTCTCCATCTTTTTCTGCATTCATAACCTGTGTAATAAGAGACATACTTGTTTCAGATAACCTCTCAGCAATGCTATCCCATTTCGCTGATTGAATCCATTTTGCAAATCTCGGTTGATAATACTTCACTTCTCCGTTATCTATACTCATGCCCTTCCTTCACTAAATTCTAAATGTTTTTCATTTTTCGCCTAAGTCGAGCTGCCCAGTACTCCGTTATCTTGTACTTAGGACATTCGTCTCGCCACATCACACGTCTGTCGCTTTTGCCGTCATAGTAGATACACTCATCACAGGTAAAGCACGGTTCGTCCATCTCTCCAGGACAATGATCAAAACATTCTGCACTGTTCGCACAGTGATCACAAATACATCCGCTGCACAACTTTTTACCTCCGCTAAATCCTAAAATATGTTCAGTTTCTTCTTAAAATCTTTAACATATCCTCTAATCCTTGATGATATCCATTGTAAAAATTCTGTGCTTTTTGAACATCTGAATTGCATTTAAGGCTTGCGTTCTGTTCCAAAATATTTGCACTTTTTTCTAATTTTTCAAATTCTTCATCACTCATGTTTTACCTCCACTAAATCCTAAACACTTTTCTAAAGATATTCTTTTTTGGCTTAATCACCTCGAAACACTTTTCTTTCCAATCGAAAACATAATCCAGGTTGTATGAGCTGAAGCCAATATTGTAATACCGTTTTCCTACCTCTCTGTATTTTATTTCAAAATAAGGTTTTTCTTTTTTTCCAGTGACAATTATTTCAATTTCACTCACTTTAATTTTTCCCATATTCAGCTCCTTTGCTAAATCCTAAGTTACCATCCCATGTCATTCCTGTTACCGATGGCATTTGGGTTGACCATGTACGACATATTCAGCTTTGCATCCGTAAGCTCCTTTTTAAGCTCCCTCACCTGCTTTTTTAATGCTGCATTTTCATCGATCATTTTCATGATTTTACATTCTTTCTTCTGATCACACTTGTTGCGCACCGAATAGTTATCACACATCTGACAGATCTCTGTCTTGCTCATATTCTCTACCTCCATTCCTAAGTTATTTGCCATTCTCTTCATCATTTCTGATACTTATCTTTTGCATTGCCGGCAGCACCAGTGCCACTAAACACCACGCTGATCCGGTATATTTGATAGCAAATATCACCGCTGTTGCCGTAGATATCCAGGCTGCTGCATAAGCAAACCACACATTTTTATTTTTCATAGCATCCTCCTTTACCATCCAATGATACAGTGTCCTGGCATCAATCCATACTCTGGTACATCCCGGAGCACGTACCGGATCCGGCGCACCTCTGTCCGGCCAGTATATTCTCCACCTGCGCACTCCATTAAGATCAGGACATCTCCCGGCTGTACATCATCTTCATCTTTTCGCAATTCAAAGTTCTTCTTTTCCTCCCGGACTGCCCGGAAGTACTTGGGCAGAATTTTCTTTTCGACCGTCTTCATTTCTGTTCTCCCTGCCATTCCAGTCCCATCGTTGTGAGTTCGCCGTAGGAAAAACACCTCGTAAAGCCTGTCTTGCAGTCGCGGGTCTGAATCATATGTGGGTAAATCGCGGTTACCTCGTATTCTCTTGTCTCGCTTATGACCTGATGCCGACCACGTCCGCGAATTTCCAGTGGCTCCTCAATTACCTTACGTACTGTTTTGATTATGTCACCTATATGTATATTGCGGATGCGCGGCACTGGATCCGGCAGGATATCACCGGTACACTCTTTGTACTCCTGCATTGTTGTCTCCTTTCCGGACGACTGCTGCCTCTTGGTCTCAGCGGCCGCCCCGTGGCTATGTTTATGGTTATTCGTGAGTACACTCCAAAAGGCTTATTTATTTAATTTCTTCATTGCTTCCCTGACACTGTCGTAATAATGATTGATGCCGCGCACTATAAGTTCTGTCTGTGTAATTCCCATCATTTCAGCGCAATATTCCATTCGCCGTTTTTCTTCTGGTGTCAGTCGTACTGAGATAAGTTCAGTTCGTGCTTTCATAATTTCTCCGTTTTGTATATACAAATTTGTATATACATTATTTCCATTTACTGTAGGTCAGGGTTTCCTCCGACCAGTCCGGGTAATGATCCTGTAGGTACTGCCTAAACATCTGCAGCATCTCCTCCCGTCTGCCCTTGTTTCCGTTATCCAGCATCTCATGATGGCTCTGGCATCCCAGGGCTCCATTCTGCGGGATCCCGAGTCCGCCACGGGATCTCGGGATATAATGCATGATGCTTAACAGCTGCTGTCCGTACCAGGTGACGTCTTCCATGTGGTACCCCATCTGGCAAAAGATGCACTGGTACAGATCCCGCTCCTTGATGATCTGACGAGAGGCGGCATTAAACTCCCGCGCTCTCGCCTGTTTCGACATCTTTGGCATCCGGACCGCCTCCTTTGCTGAGTTCTTCCAGCTTGTCCAGGTATCCAGAGATATCGGACAACTGCTGCCTGGCAGCGCTGATCAGATCCATCTCGACATATCGTACCAGGTTCTCCACGCTGCCACGGATGGACTGACGATAAGCTGTGCGCTGGTCTCCTTCGGATGGGCAGTATTGCGGAAAGTCACTCTGCAGATCTGTCTGTCCCGGTACCTGTTCTTCCGTGACCATGGTTACGGTATCATGATTTTCCGGTTCAGATTCTCCGGAGCATGAGTCAGTTACCTGTGTTTCCACATCTTCCGGTAACGGAGCCGGCTCTGCTCCCGGTATGGTCATCTGCTCCGGCTTCTTGTCCGGCTCCTTCGGCTTTTTCTTTTCGGTGTTTGCTTTGGTCACACGGGATTCCTTACGCTTTTCCGGTTTCTTTTCCTTCGGAGTTTCATCCGGTTGCACCGGTTCAACTACCGTTGTTTCTTCCACGGTCAGCTCTTCGCCGTAGAGATCCTTGTACCTCTCCTCAGGGTTGCTGCCTCCATCTATGAGTGACCGTACTACAAGGCAGATCTGATCTTCTGTGTATCTACTCCGCTCCAGCGTCTTCAGGTTGACTACCGTAGCACCTTCGGAATTTACAATGATCTGCGTCCTGCGCTCTCCAGGGATCCGGACGGTATACACTGCGTCTCCCTGTGGAATCAGTACATCCATGATCTCTACATTATTTCTGTTTCCACTTGCTGTTTCCATAAAGCATGCCATCCACAGTTTCCGGAAGAGCTCTTCCTGCTCTTTCCCCAGCTGCCAGAGGTTTCTGTACAGCGGTGATCCATCAGGTGGAAGCATGGGCTTGTCCGTAACGGCTGCTGCCTCTGCCTTTTCGATTTCTACTTCGATGTCGGATATCTTGTTTTCCGCATCCACCTCATCTTTGACGGCCTGTATCTCTGTTTTGGACAGTGTAGGCGGTAACGCCTCGTTGATCTCATCCGGAATCTGCAGCATCAGTGTCAGCTTTGCATATCCAAATCCCTGATAATTCGGTATGAGGTGATCCGAGTATCCGTTTTCTGAAAATCGGTCATTGATGTTGATAAATCGGCTCACCTGAGTCTTATCTATGCCATATTCCGCTTTTGCGAAATCCGTCACATTAGCATATCCACTGTCTGCCAGTATGTTGGTATCCCTGGCCACCTTAAGCAGATACCCAATCTGTACAAAATCCTCCGCTGTTCTAGTTAGTACCGCATCCAGCTCCTGTTTGTATTCTTGATATGATTTTCGATATATGATCTGCTCCATCATCTGTCTCCTTCTATAAATCTTCTTTCGGTCTCCGAATATATTTCTCCTCTGTATAATCTTTTCATTGTGTCTGTATCCCTCTCGAACATCTTAGGAATCTCTCCGCCGTCATATACTTTCACTATATTGCTGAAGCGTACTGTAAAGGGGTTATAGTTAGCTCCTGTACGGACAGATAACGTTTCATTTTCGATCTTATCTACCATTACATGTGCCCACTTTATGATTCCGTTATCGCGGAAACGAAGCAGGTATATCTTTCCTTCTGTTATCGTTGTTCTTTTGACTGTCCATGATTTATTTTCTTTGTCTACAAAATACATTCAGATTACCTCCATCAGATCTTCCGCCAGTCCCTCCAGGACCACAGTATTATTCTTTGCCTTCAGTTCTTCTATGTTTTTCTGCCGCAGGATCTCACTCTGTGCCGCATACTCATGGTCTTTTTTGCTCATACGCTTACGGATCACCTTCTGCCACTCCCTCAGGAACGGCTTTATCTCTTCTATGCCCGGCTCCTCGTCGTAGGCTCCCCGGTGCTGGCGGATGGTACCGCCCGGCTCCACCTCTATCGTGTAAAAAGGCTTATCCGGGGATGACTGCTGCCGCAGGAAACAGATATACGTCTCTCTGCTGATAATCCGGTCAAAATACCGCTCTGTATTGCCAACACAGTGATGCAGCGCCATTCCCTCTGCTGTGATCTCCATGAAATTCTTCGGTACCAGAATGCAGAAGGTATCATTCTCATACTCGAACTTCTCACGGATCTCAGACAGGATCTCCTCATATCCCGGATACTTGTCTCTCATCTCCTGCGCCTGCCTTGCCGCTTCTTTTGCATCCCGTTTCCGCTGGATTTCTTCCCTGCGCAGTTCCATCTCTGCATTGACTTCATCGTGCCGGCGCTTCAATTCCCGGGGACGGTGCACCAGAGCATCATCCATGTGTTTTCCCAGTTCTTTTGCCATACTGAGATAATCCTCGTACTGATCCCAGACTCCCGCTATCGTTCTGCTTGGATAGCTTTCTTTTTTCTGCCGGTTGATGTAATTCATTAACTGCTCCGGTGTCAGGTATTTTCCCGCTTCCGACTGCAGATAGTTATCCGGTTCGATCTTATTTTTTTCTGCCCAGGACAAATACTGCTCTGACAGTTTCTTCTTTTTTAGGTCGGACCACTGCAGCCAGCGCAGCATACACATTCCGCCGTCTGCCTGTCTGAGACGGTTGATCAGCTGTTTATCCTCTATCTGCAGAATCTCCTCTGCATTTTCTCCGGATACATCAATCGTGCTCCCGGAATATCCGCCCCAGTAGGTGATGCACTGTGACAGTTCATCCAGCAGCCGGTAAAAACGCCCTTTGGCCATATACTCTGCGATACCGGTAAACTCTCTGTTTCTTTCCACCATGAGACCGTCATAGTGCGCTTTTATTCCCATCTGGGCAAGCTTCGGAAATACATCTGTCCATGCCTCATATGCCGTTCCATGTAATCCGGCCTGAATACCTTCTGTGTCCGGATACAGATAGGTGCTGTGCCATCTTCGGTTGCTGTTGTTTCCGGTGCTCCATCCCGGCCAGTAAAGGCTCCCATAGTAATAGATTTTCATGATATCCTTTGTGTTCCGCAGCATCATCAGCCGGATGTGCTCCTCCAGCTCCGTGGTTCTTGTTCCGTATCTGTCCCACTCCACTTTTACCTTAAAATGCCGTTCCACTCCCTGTTTATCATCCACGTTATGGATCATGGTAAGCCAGTCCGTTGCAACGATGAGTATATCCGCTCTCTTATCAACGGTCAGAAGATGTCCACACAGCGGACAGGTGATCTGCTTTCTATGTTTCACAGGGATGCATGCTGCCTCTTCCGGAAAATCTCCGTCGCAGGCTGTGCAATGGCAGGTCTTTTTCTGTTTGTCATAAAAGGCATACTGCAGATCTCCTACCATCTGTTCTGTGATCCAGTCATATACTGCTTTTCCCGGTTTTGGACATTTGTCCATTAATCTACGGATGCGCTCCTCCTTACTGTTTCTGGCCTGTTCCCGCTTTTCTGCGTTATAGTCTGTCTCCATCCGCTCTATGCGCTGCAATACATCTTTTACCCAATCCTTCTTTTCTCTGGTAAGGATATCCAGTTCCCTGATCTGCTCCGGTGTCAGCCATTCTTTCTCTTTCAGCCGGTAATCCCAGTACTCTCTTTCATAGTTATCTGTACAGCTGTTGATATTTGTTGCCTGCTTTATGCCGGTATCCGGAAAATATGTGCCGTATTCCCATGTTTTCAGGTTGATTGCATGGCGGCAGATGTTATTTCCACCTCTCCAGATATCCAGTATCAGATAATTCTCCGTTGTCTGGAACGTGATCTGTTTATTTCTCTTTTTATCTGCCGGTATCACCGGTGTCCTGAGTATTTCTGTCCACTTCATGCCTGCTGCCTCCTTTCTGCTTCTGCCAGGTCTTCCAAGGTGTACCACACTCCCGGCAGGATATAGACTCCGTCCACATCAAATATCTTGGCCGCCGTGATCTTTCCTTTTTCTTCCCGGATCAGCCCCAAATGTGCTCCGGCACAGCCGCTTACTTTTGGATGCTGTCCCCTGGCAATGGCGATTCCGTCCGGGATCCTAATCTCTGCCGTGTTCTCATTTACCTGTACCATATGGCGGGAAGTCTTCCAGTTATCCCGTCGAGGATGATGTATCATGTAAAGCATGGCTTCTTTTGCAATATCCCGGTTGGTAAGTTCTTTCAGCAGTGTCAGCCTCGTACATGCAATGCGGGTATCGTGTCCGTCTTCTGCTATGTCCCCTTCTGCCTTTGCTTTAAAATACCTGTTATATTTACCCATTCCGTAATACCATGTGCAATCCAATACATACTCACAGGCATGGAGACCGGTATCAGCACACTTTGATTTTTCTGCCGTTGCAGGTACTCCGAGACGATACTGGAACAATCCCTCCCCGGATGTGCAGATCATGTCCTTATTCGTTGCTTTGTATACAATCATTTCTTTTCTCCCATGTAATAATCCAGCACGATCTTTTTCAGTTCATCCCTGCCACACATGCCGATCTGTCCGGCACTCTCCGGCAGTCCTGCTTCCTTTGTGATTCTTCTATCTATGGTTACCCGGTTCTTTGATGCCAGTTTCAGTCCTGCTGCCAGCACATCCAAAAGCTTTTTATCCGGATTAAATACGGCATTAGCCAGAGCTGCACCGTCCTCTTCCATGTGCTGTGTCGGATATTCCATCAACATCTGGACCACAAAATCTTTCCAGTCTTTCATCTGGCTCTCCAGTTTCAGGTCCTCTGCTTCCAGTTTTAGCTTGCCGATTGCCGCCATTGTCTCATTACACAGGGTATCCTCGGCATCGTCACTGTCCATGTAGTCCTCGGCATCGTCCTTCTCCAGTCCGTTCTCCACTGCCAGTCCGATCAGAGCTTCCAGGTCTCCCTCTGCCTTCTGGGCGGCTGCTGCCCTGTTTAACTCCTCTACGGTATTAAATATTCCGAATTTCTTCTCCATCTGTTCTCCTTTCCCGGTTGCACCGGTGCAATTTTTCAAAAAACGTATCGTTTTTGTGCTAAAGCGTTTCAAGCCGTGAAAATTTGTCACGGTTTCCTGTCAAAATGTTCTATTTTTGATATTTTATTGAACTCAACAAAATACTCTCTAACTCTTGTCACTTACTGGTGTTACCTCTTCAAATTCCACTTTTGTGAAAATGTTAGATTTCACATCTATCTTGGGCATATTGTAGCTGAATGCATCAGAATACTCGTGCCTGCCTTCCACGGCGGTGATGCAGTGCCCTACTTCCCGGACCTCTTCCAGTATCTTTTTCCACAGATCCGCATCCTTGATCTCTTTCCCACGGCTGTTCTTCCAGCCGTTTCTCGCCCACCGTTCCGGCCAGCACTGATTGATCACGGATGCGATATAGCTGTTTTCCGTGTAGATTACAATTTCCCGATTACTTGGCAGTCTCTCCAACGCCCTACAGATGCTCCACAACACCAGACGGTTGGCCGTGCTCTCCGCCTTCCCGATCTCCGGCGGCTTTTCATAGTTTTCACCGTTTTTCTTCGTCCGCAGGGTATACATGACCTTGCCCGTTCCCTTTGCGGATCCGCGCAGTGTTGCGCTCACAAACATTTCTATTGTCAAAATCAACACCTCCTTCTCCCCGGCGGTCTCTTCCGCTCGGTCGTTTTTAATCTGATCAGCGTGTAACTCCGGTACAAAAATCCTGTGACCGGATTGATGCCCTCATGCATCCTGGCTATGTAATATCCCTTTGGTGGCTTCACCTCCGGCTTCCAGCGGACCAGCTTGTCCGTCCGTGGCTTCGGAAGCGGCATATTGCGGCTGGTATTGTAGGAGGACTCCGCAATTCTGGGCTTGCCCGGTGTGCCGTCCGCCTTGATCTCCGCTGTGTGCTCGTCCTTGGTCAGGTAGTCTGCCAGCTGCTCCATATCGTCGCCGGTAAACTTGCTGTGTCGGATCTCCGCCACGTAGGTGCCACCCTTTGTCCATGCCTTGGTCACGATAGCAGCCGCATCACCATCCGGTGTCTGCTTGATCACAAGGTGGATATGCCAGGCTCCCTTGGTTCCACGCTCAATGTTGCGGATCCAGTAGAGCGGTGCTCCTCTTACCCGGTAGATCTTCCGGATCTTACTCATTGCCTTCTGAAAGTCCTTCAGCGCTTCCGCCATATCAGGAGGTCTATTCTCCATCGCATAGGTCCATGTGATAAACAGGTCTCCCTGGTCAAAGTACTGGATCAGCCTCCACCGACACAGCCTTGCCTTATTCCTCCGGTTGATCAACCGCACCTGTTCCTTCGTCGGCTTCTCCTTCTTCTGTCTGGTCTTACCCTTCCCCCCATAATTCCCATCATGGTACTCTTCTACATCCAGCACATCCCCATGCCTTAGCCTTATTTTCTTTCTCTTAACCATGTCTCTGTATCCTAACTTTAATATCTTTATCAAGTGCGCAGGGGCTTTGAAAAGCCCCATTTTTCTTGACTTTTTTGGCTTACAGAGTTACAATAATCTTGTCTATATAAGTAGCTCTGTGAGCTCGCCGGCATCGCCAAATGCCGGCTTTTTTATTGCGCGAAATATGCCGGGTTCTGATCGGTCGGCATGTAATAACCGTCTGCCGCCGGTCTGGCACCGTAGTAGCCTGCCTCGCCCGGGATCCGGTAGACCATGCACTCAAAGCCCAGGTTGTTCTTGATCAGGCATTCCCGCATAACCTTTGCTATGGAGCGGTCATCAAAGGCACCCTGCTCCTTTTCGTCTCTTTCCTCGTTGTAACGTCCGAATAACTGTTCCCGGATCTCCTGCGGTGCTTCCAGAAATACCGTGACCGCGCTTGCCTTGTCATACAGATACTTCGCTTGAAACCAGTCCTTCCGGATTACCGCCTTCGTAAATTCGTCTCCCATCTTCAACAGCTTGTCCATGTAGTACTGTTCTGTTTTCACCTGCTCTGCCTCCCTTCAGTTCTTCCAACTTTTGCTCCAGTTCCCGGATTCTTTCCTGCTTTTTCCGTAATTTTTCCAGCTGATCCTCGCAAAAAAGGCAAAAAATAAAAAGCATAGCCGCCAGGCCCATGACTATGGCGATCTGCTCTCTTACTTCTGTTGTCCCAAAAACATCCCTCAAAACCCACGCTCCGAGGAGTGATATCGCAATATTTTTATACATCCGTAGCCCCTCCGTATATCTGATCTCTCAGTCTATGTATCTGGATTATCCTTTCATTGCAAAGGTCCTCCATTACTTCCAGTGTGCTCAGCAATGACTGCTCCTGCTTGTCATTCGTCGTAATAATCTGCAAGCCGTCAAAGTTATAATATTTCGCCTCTGGCACTGACTGCTTCACTTCATCATAGACATACCCGGCCAGCTGCGAATTGCTGGCTTCCCAGTATTTGTGACCGTCTTTGTTTTTCACAACTTCCTTGGCATAATACTTAATCATTTCCATGTATATCCTTTCCGATCACGCTCTCTGCGTGGCCCCGGTGCTGATCTACCCGGGTACCACCAGAAAGAGGGCAACATACCATCATAGCAGTGGATGATATGCCGTCATATGGTGATGCAGCAAGATGCACCACGCACAAAGCGTGATCTATAATATGATGCTTGTCCCCATGCCCTCTACGTGGTGCCCAGCCAGGGGAGGACTGGACACACACGCTAATTGTGTAAAAGGGGAGTGTGGTGTTGGGAATACACCACGTACAGGGCACGGATACCTGTGGTTACGCTGATTCCTCTTTCTTCTTGGCTGCATACCCCAGAGTCTTCAGACTCTGTTCATTCAGCCGTAAGGCAATCTCTGCCTTTTTCATTGGATCCATGTCATCCAGTGACAATATCTGGTCCCCGATGTGGATTAAATTTACAATCCGCATATGTACCTCCTGACTGTTTTTTTACAGCTTATGGTGCTATGGTTGTCTAAGTTGCGTTCTCTAACTGGAAGATTGCTCACCGCAGCGCTGCCTTGGTGTCCTCGTCAATGTCATCACGCTCCAGCAGAGCATATAATCTGTCGATTTTCTCCATTCCTGTCATCTCCTTCCTACTGCACTTCGATTCTCCGAAATGATTCTTTCGATAAATCGAAATGCCTACCATATTGAATCCGACCTCTTCTTTTCCTATACTTTATTTACAGGCTCCTGCCAGAGCCGAGTACAAAAGAGAGGAGGCATGTTTATGGCAGCCTACATGATTACTTACGATCTAAATGCTACCGGACAAAAATATGATGAAGTAATTCAAGCAATAAAAGATTCATCAACCGGAGCATGGTGTACTTATTGGAAATCTTCTTTTCTTATCAAGTCATTCTTAACGGCTGATCAGATTTCAAATAAGATAACACCCCACTTGGATCAAAATGATCGAATGATAGTCGTCGAAGTAAAACCCACTAATTATCAAGGTTGGTTAGACACCAATGATTGGAAATACATAAAAGAAAATATTTTCAATTAGGTGCATTGCCCTTTTTCCCAACTTTGAATCGTTTCCCATTACTATCTTCAGGAACGAACGAATCATTCCTTATATTGATTCCCTTAGAGGCCAGCTCATCCACCAATGCGCTGGCTTCTTTCAACAATTCTACGAGGTGGCTTGCTTTTGCTTCCGCTTCCTCGGTATTACAACTCACTGTGAGATCTACAGTCTTCTGATCCATTGGTTATTCCTCCTTCTTAAATTTAGAAAATTACTTTTGACAGGATTACTCCCAGTAACCCTCCAAAGATTCCAGAAGCAATCGGTACCCAGTTAATTTCTTTTATTATGCTGACCATGTTCCTCTGGATATCTTTTTCTTTAACCATTGGATATCCCTTTTCCTTGAAACATCGCACCAGTGTTTTGAATGCCAGCCGACTAAACGCCCAACCTGTTGCACAAATCGCTGCTATTATTGCAAGAATCCATGTCACCTGTTATTCCTCCTTTTTGAAAAGTTCATTTGCGACTCCCATTCTTGTGATAAACTTGTCTTTATGGCAGCCTCCTTCCTTTATTAGTGATGAGATGATAGTTGCATTCACTTTTGTTTTCTCTTATACTTTCCTTACAGGCTCCCGCCAGAGCCAAGTAAATTCATATGAGAGGTTACATATAATGTTGAAATTCCTTGTAATTCTTTTAATTGTGATATATTTCTGGTCAATTTTGCGCAATGCTGCTAAATTTGTTAAAATCACCTCCTGCATAGACTCACTGTGTGATTTTTTAAAGTCCACATCTCCCGCTTCATATTCTCATTCCCTAACCGGTAATTCTTATCGAGAGAAGTTAAATGCCGTTCTTGCAAAATATCCCGACATATGTGAATTCAAGTCTTATTACTCAGATTCTCTTGGATATGGTGCGTCAGATTATAGTAACTACCTTTCCTCTGTCAATCTATACAATGACCTCCTCATGCAAAGGAATTTTCTCAGGAAAGACATTATCAGCTGCTTAAATCCTATTAGTGCTTTGAAAATCATGATTTCATTGCCTAGTTCTATTCTTAAACAACTAGGATTCAAAACCAAGCCGGCCATTGCTAAACTTCTGAACCTTTTCGGCTGGATAATAGCATACTTGCTGAGCATGTATACGGAAGAACTTAAAGCGCTGATCAATTCTCTTTTAAGACTTCATTGATGCATAAGTATATAAGCATATACATACAGCTATATTTAAACTTCTCCGTTTCCCAAAAACCAACATAGGACATCAGCTCTACTATGATGATTGTTATCAATATAGCTAAGATGTTTCTTTTTACCTTCTTACACACACTCCTGTGCCTCCTTCCCCATCCGTATAGTGAATTATATTCACACATTAAGGCAAAAAAATATCATCTCTTTCTTTTCTGGTAAGGCGAAGCACATTGGTTAATGCCACAATTTCTGAAGCATAAAAATTGCCGGATTTCATCCTGTTATACAATGTCTCTCGCAAAATGCCGGATTTATCAGCTATCGCAGACACAGTCATCCCAGAATCACTTATTTTCTTTTTAAGCAGTTCCACATTTGCCACTTTTTAATCATCTCCTTTTCGTGAACTAAATTCACTATATCACCAGTGTGAATTTGTGTCAACAGTTTTTAATAATTTTGTTGAATTATTTTACACAAAGTGCTATTATAAGCTTACAACAACTTAAGGAAGGAGTGCAGCCATGCTTGCTCTATATAAGAATATTAAAGCTCGACGTTTGGAGTTAAAGATGTCTCAGGATCGTCTCGCAGAACTAACTGGGTATAAGGATAGATCTTCCATAGCCAAAATCGAAAAGGGTGAAGTAGATCTGGCAGAGTCAAAAATCCGTGAGTTTGCAAAGGCATTAAAAATTACTCCGCAAGAACTTATGGGGTGGGATGATCCAGATACCGACATATCCATCGATCAAACGTTTGAAAGAATATGTGAATTCTATAATATTTTAAATCCGGAGGGAAAAGCAGAGGCGTTAAAACGAATATCAGAATTATCTCAGATTTTGCAATATTCCGCTAACCATAAAGCTGTTGCTATTCCAATGGCGATTCCATTCGATACCCTCGTGGCTGCTGCTCGCAATGATCATGCAGATGATCCTGATGAGACAGAAAAGATGCAGACTGATATGAACCTTCTGAAAAGACCTGAAAAAAAGGATGATGCGAATTGACCTATGAGAACTTACTGCAGGAAGCTGCCGATGAAAATGTATATGTAATAGAAGATGCTCCGTTCCAGTCCCTGGCAGACGGTCTGATCCGTAATGATGTGATCGGTATTAACCGGACCGTGCGGCGATCCACACAGAGGGCCTGCGTGCTTGCAGAAGAGCTTGGTCATTACCATACTACCGTCGGAGACATTATCGATCAGTCCTCCGATGCCAACCGCAAGCAGGAGCTCCGAGCACGTCTCTGGAGCTACAATAAGCTGGTCGGACTACACGGCATCATCTCCTGCCACAAGGCACACTATACTACCTCTTATGAGATGGCTGATTACCTGGGTGTCACAGAAGAGTTTCTGCAGGAGGCCCTGCAATGCTATCGGAGCAAGTACGGTATCTGCGTGCAATATGATAATTATGTTATCTACTTCGAGCCGGTATTATCCGTGCTAGAGCTGATATAGTTGCACCGGTGCAACTTTCCAAAAATAACAATTTACATAATATATTTTTTGTTTAGAATACTTGACAAGATTTTTGCATATGATATAATGTCACTAATTAGTGAATGACTGCTGTGCGGTCGCGAAAGAGTCTTGGAATTGTATTCCAAGGCTCTTTTTGCATACAAAGGAGGATCAATGATTCATGGGAGATAAAATCTACTATTCAACACCTGAAGATCAGTTGAAAAAGCTTATATCTCAAAATCTAACTATCTATGACCAAGATCATGCTCTTACCGGCTTGAGACTGTTTGGTTATTCCAATCTGATTAAAAGTTATAGAGACCCATATATTCTTAAATCCGATGATACAATCATGTACCGCGATGGTGTAAGCTTTGAGCAAATATCTTCTCTATATTTTTTTGATAAAGCTCTACGTAATACAGTAATGGCTTCTATGCAGGATTTAGAAGAGCATATTAAAGAGATTGCTGCCAATGTAATTGCTCAATCATTTGGGGTAGATCCTTCTTCTTATCTACAATATCGTAATTACCAAAACAAGAGAAAGCGAAAAGAGCGCTTCTCTCTTAACGGCATTCTTCATACAATGAATGAGGCTTTAACCACTGACAAAGAACCAATTCATCATTATATGGAAAAATATGGAATTGTACCACCATGGATATTATTCAAAAGTATTTATTTTTCCACAATAATCAACTATATCGATCAATTCAAAATGCCCCAAAAGAAATTGATGGTTTCTTATCTGTATAATTCTGAAAAATTAGGTCTTTCAGAAGAGGCATTATGCAAACTGATGATGGATACCTTGTTTATTTGTATGGACTATCGCAATATGTCTGCACATGGCGGACGCATATATAATTATACAAGCAGTAACATTTTACGTTCACACGAAATTTTCGGTGAGGACGAACCCGTCCCTATCCGTGGATTAAGTAAATTACTATTTGTTCTTAGTCTTTTTGAATATAAAAATCCTTATAGCCGCTTGAGTCGTACATTGGATGTTGAGTTAAATAGACATTGTAAAATTTTTCCTCAGGATATAACTTATCTCGGGCAAATTTTGAACGTTAATATTACACAAGAAGATCGCGTTTGGATATCGGAAAACAGCAATAAATTTCATAGCCTGCAACATTGCTCAGGGTTGGAAAATCCTAAGCGCATTAGTCTTAAAGATGCACAACAGGCTGGTTATATTCCTTGCAAACGTTGCTGCAACACTGATAAATTTAAAAACTAAAAAATCAGCCCCAGTGCGCCAACACCGGAGCTGATCCGATCTTACCGGGGAATCCCGTATAAAATCACCTTGAACAAGTGCATTTTATCATTTTCCCGGGCAGATTGCAATGCAAACATATGTCCGGGCATTTTTATGCCCATTTTTCCGTACATTTACTTAGGAGGAATGTGCAATGGCAAAGAAAGTGATGCGTAAATCTGCTGAGTCCACGGACCGGATCCGTACCGGTGCTGCATATATCCGTGTCAGTACCGATGATCAGCTGGAGTATTCCCCTGAGTCCCAGTTGGAGGAGATCAAACGATACTGCCTGCAGCATAACATCCTGCTGCCGTCTGAGTATATCTTTGTCGAAGAGGACGGACGCTCCGGCCGCAAGTCCAGTAACCGGTATGCTTTCCAGAATATGATTGCAATGGCAAAGACCAAGCCGAAGCCCTTCGATGTCATTGTCCTGTGGAAGTTCAGCCGGTTTGCCAGGAATCAGGACGAGAGTACTTTCTACAAGTCCATGCTCCGGAAAAAGCTCGGAATCGATGTGGTATCCGTCAGTGAGCCGCTGATTGACGGCATGTATGGCCGCCTCATTGAAATGATCATTGAGTGGCAGGATGAGTTCTACTCCGTCAACCTCTCCGGGGAAGTCCGCCGTTCCATGCTCTCCCGCGCCCGCAAGGGTCTCTATAATGGTAAGATGCCACTGGGATACACCAAAGCCCCGAATGAAAATCCTGTCATCGAAGAGCAGGAATCTGCTATTGTCCGTAAGATCTTCGATATGTACGCCACCGGCAGCGACATCAACTACATCACCAGAGATCTGAATGACCATGGATACAAGACAAAGACTGGCAAGCGTTTTGATCAGGAAGGTGTGATCTACATACTGGAGAATCCATTTTACATCGGCAAGGTACGTTATAACATGCGGGAATCCAGTGCCACCAGTACCCTGCGGGATCCCGAGGAATGGATCATCAGTGACAGCCACCATCCCCCGATTATCGATCAGAATACCTGGGACATCGTCCAAGAGCGCCGGGAGCGCAGCAAGAAGATCATGCAGCGCTATGAGCATCCGGTCTCCCACACGAAGCACTGGCTGTCCGGTCTCGTAAAATGCCCTATCTGCGGCAAGTCCCTGTCCCACAAAGAAGGTTATCCCCGGAAAGCACCTAACGGCAGTACTTATATCTCCGGCGAGGGCTTCCAGTGTCTGGGATACATGAAAGGGCTTCATACAGGCTCACAATACATCTCTGCAAAGAAACTTACCTCTGCCGTAATTACGTCGCTCCATGAGGTGCTGGAGAGCGTCACGGACGTATCCTTTGAACTTGTCCGCACCTATGAGCCGACTGTAGAGCTGGACAGGCAGCGTTACCAGCGTGAACTCACTTCTCTTGATCGAAAACTGGAACGTATCCGGGAAGCTTACATGAACGAGATCGACACGCTGGAAGATTACAAGCGGAATAAAGAGATGATCGAGAAGCGCCGGGCAGACCTGGAAGTCCTGCTCTCAGAGCTGACGACTGCTGCCTCCGGTCCCGAGAACTACAAAGAGCAGTTCTTAAGCCGTGTGCAGTCTGTCCTGGATATTATCGAAAGTGACGCACCGAATGACCTGAAAGCGGAAGCCCTCCGCGGCATTGTGCGTAAGATTGTGTTCTACAAGGATACAAATACCCTTGAATTCCACTATTACCTCATGGTAGAATGAATCCTGTAACCCGCATAAACACTGGGGTTATAGAATAGTAGCTGTATTTCCGGCCATCCCCCACCGTGACCCGCATCCAACACGATCAATGGCATAAAAAACTCCCGCATATCTTTTTGTTTCATGATATGCGGGAGTTTTCCCTTTTAGATATTCTTTTGTCTACTTTAAAAGTCCTGCCGTCACTTTCTGCGGAATCACAAATTCCGGTGCCCCCATATAGCCGGGAGCCACCTCGTATTCGTCAAAGGCAATGACCAGTTCTCCACTTTCATTAAAATAAAAATTCGTCTGCTCCGTAATACTCTGGAAGTTGAATTCCGGCATGTCTTCATCATCCAGAAAATAGATCACACCTTCGTCCGCCACCATCTGCTCCCGCATCTGGGTCTTAATATTCTCACTGATCACGGAGATATAATCGCTTCCCTCTGCAAACAAATCCGCCAGTGCCACCACATTTCCTGTCTGTTTATCGATCGTATAAAACTGATTATGCTCGTAGCCGCTGGCTTCCGTCTCCAGAACGCTCAATTTTACAGTATAATACTGTGCATTATCCGTAACAACCTCCTGAGACACCTGCAATCCATGATACCCTTCCTCTGATAAGGTATCCTCGAATTGGCGGATCAGCTCGTCTACCGTGGTCTCCATATCCTGATTGATCTCCTGCACACCGTCCTCCGACAGTTTTGCCGTGGCGGCCTCCTTCCCGGTGCCTTCCGTACTTCCGGCATCCATTCCTTCCGGAGCCGCTGCTCCCACTGCCATTTCTCCTACTGGAGAACCTTCTCCCGCGGGAATACCTTCCCCCGTATCCTCTCCATAGGTGATCTGTGCCAGTTCAATCTCCGCATCATGGTTTTCATCACTGTAATTGTACTGCCGCACCGTCACCAGTCGGAAGAAACCTCCCAACACGGGAATATTTTCCATGGCATAGGCAATCTGTCCATTGGTATTGGGCAGAGTGATCAGCACAACCGCTGCCGCCGCTACTGCAGTCCACGTGGAACGTCTTCTGGCCCGCTCTACTCTTTTTTTCTCCATCCGGGCTCTGTCGATGCCTGCCTGCAGCCGTTCCCGTCCCGCCTCGGGTATTGTCATATTCTCATACTCCTCTTTTAACTGTCTCAATTGTTCCTGTTCTGTCATATCTATTCTCCATCTGTCCGGTCTCCTGGAACCGGCCATGCTATCTCTTCCTATATCTTATCTATATCCTATATCCATCTGCATCCTGCGAATGTCTATGGCAACAGCCTTAGGGATCACCCCGTGCTGCCTTCAAGATTCAGCCGCAGCTTTTTCATCACCCGGTACAGTCTGCTCTTTACTGTGCTCAGATTTTCATCCAGGATCCTCGCGATTTCCTCCAGCTGCCTGTCCTCAAAGAATCGTAAAACAACGATGGCACGATCCTTGGGATCCAGATTTTCTATGGCCCGTTTCAAATCAATATTCTCATAGGTATCTTCACTTGCCGCCTGGATCTCGTCCACATCTGTGCTCTCCTTCCGGCTCCGCAGGAAGCTGCAGGCCTCGTTGACTACGATCCGGTATACCCAGGTCTCCACATATTGTGGTTCCTTCAGGCTGTCACTTTTCAGGATTGCTTTATAGGCTGCTTCCTGTACAATATCCAGCGCGTCCGCTTCATTATGTACATAACTATAGGCAAGACGGTAATACTTCTCATATCCTTCCGTCAGGGCACGCTCCACCGCCTGTTCTTTTTTTCTGTCCGACATATATCCTTTCCTCTCTTTATGAAAATTGCATGCAATGATTTTATCCAGTGTTCATTGTAACACATCTTGCTTTTTATGTCTTAGTCAAAAAAAAACGACTTTGCTGCCTACTGATTGCTCCGTGCTACGCACTCCCGCTTCTCCGCTCCGGTCCGTGCTAGACATGTGCCACTGGCACATAGCACCCTTGCATCATACTATTTTGACGCTGTATCTTTGCAAAAAGTTTCACCTGCGGATCGGGTAATTCTTCCCGGTTGATTGCATTAGTAACTTCTACTGCCATGCTTCAGAAAAAGAATTGCACGACTAACTTCTGCTTTGCCCTGTTTCTTGCCATTTTCAGGTTGTTTTTCATCCCTTTCTGACCTATAATAATTAAAAATGAATGGATTTTAGGGTACACTAAAGGAAGCCTCCAAAAGTCTTTTGCACGAGTAACTTCTGGTTGCCATCAACTGTTTATTCTTTTCTGTATCCTCCTGCCTGTTTTATTTATTTCAATAGTTCAGGCTTCAGACAGATTTCATCGGGTGGGATGATCTCCAGTCCAAGCTTTTCCATTGCATTTTTGTCAAATGACTTCAGGGCCTTCTTCATGGGTGTCGAACCATGAAGTTTAGGCCTTGTTGTATTATTGATGTGATTTACCATACGTAACACCTGCTCCTGGTTCAATCCATCAAACGAACTTCCCTTTGGCAGTACATATCTTATGTACTCATGATTCTTTTCCAGTTCTCCCTTTTGCTCAGAATGTCTCGATTCACAATAAAACACTCTGGTACGCTTCTTTCCGTCATGTCCTTTTTCAAACAACTCCGGATCTGCAAACTCACATCCATTATCTGTCAGTATTACAGGAAACAGTTCCCGAAACATTTCACTTCCCAACGTCTCTTCCAACCAGTCAAAAGTAGCTACGGTATTCTTCATTTCTTTGGTTTCAATCAGAAATGCCAGCATCAGATTGTTTTCCGGCCATAACAGCGTATGAAGTAATTTCCCGCCTTTATTTCCTTCCACTGTGTCCATCTGTACCACTCGTATGCCTTCGTTTTTCGCAATAAAGTCAAGATAGTCTGAATAATGATGTCCTTCTTTTTTACGATAGCTGATTTTTGGAGTTGGAACGCTTCTCACTCTTTTTCGATATCTTACCGTTCTCCGCATATCCAGATTTCTTGCGGTCAGATAGCCGGCACTGATATACTTATAAAGCGTTCGTTCCCCACAGGGAATCTCTTCTGCATGATGCGCCAGGATATGTGCCAGGGGCTGTCCTTTCCTGATCAGCGGGCTCACAAGACTGTCCAATGCTGCCAGTTCATCTCTGGTCATGTCTATTCCCTGTCTGGATTTCCTAAGCGTTTCACAGTACTCCTTATGGGCATAATCAGCGTTATACAGGTACTTATCAAACAGACAGCTGATGGACTTGGGGCAGTTATTGCACACATAAGGCGCCTTGTGTTCTATTGGGCATGGTGCATCCACAAAGTCAGGACACAGCTTATTGCAGCTGATACACTCCCGGCATGGAATTCTGCACTTATGTCCCTTCTTCTTTTTACACACATCCCAACGCCTGCAGCTATTTCGGTATTTACACCGGTTGGGACTTGCATGAAGTATGCCATCCCTGTTTCGCAACTTATGATAACGATGCCTGCGTATTTCCTTGGAAACCGTATCAGGTGAACAGCCTATAATGTATGCAATCTCTTTAAAGGTACGATGTTCTTTCAGTCCCTTCTGAATTTCATGCCTGTCATCCCAAGTTAAATGTGTCCCCTTTTTCCTTTCTTCTTTCGGCATAGGACCTCCTTCTGCAGGAGGATACCTATTCAGTATACCATTGCATGACTAACTTATGGTTTCTATACCCAAATCAGATTTTTAAAATTCATTCAACGTATTTTCAAATTTAACAGACAGTGTCTGGGATATTGAGTATCTCTTCCTGATGATTGAAAAAAGCCAGATTTCTACTTTTCTCTATGAAAGCTAAAAAGCAAAGATTCCATTGACTTTTCTTTTCCGTGACAAGGATTTTTTATTTCTCCCATAAAATAACTATAATTTGCAAATTATAATTGCCGTCTCCATAATTACCGCCTGAAAGTCTGTTATTATACTCCAAGCGGTATTATTTTTATCAAATCATAGATAGAACTTTCAAAAATAC